AAATACTGCTATATCTTGACTGTTAGCAGGTTGTTTTAATGTAGATATAAGATTGCCTTCTAAATCCTCTATATCACATACAAATGCGTATTGCGGAAGATTAATATTAGTAGAAGCAATATTATATATTAACTTAGTATATACTGTGTTTAATTGGGCTGGTTGTAATCTTATTTGTACTGACATTATCTTCTTCCTATGTTTACGTTAGACATTTCCCAAGATAAATCATATTGAAATAATTTTTGTGAGAATTTATTTGTTTTCCAAGTATATGAAGCATTTTTAATGTTGATAGGCATAAACCCTGCTTCTATAGTAACACTCTCTTTATTAGTATCTGCATAGCTAGGAATTCCAGCTACTATAGGTTGAGTTAATAATTCATTTTGAATGAATACAGATGGTGATTCAATTAATTCACTTAACCAATCACTTGTTTCTGCATTTATATAATCAGTAGTTGCCTTAAATGTTTCTACAAATGTGGTATAATAATTGTCTTTACCACGTGAATATGTGTCAAATACAGCGCCACTACTTGTATTCATAGTCTGCCACGGTAATTGTGAAGAATTGTAAGTTTTACGTTTTATTTTAGAGCGTTTTTCTAATGGGTTATTAACGTTATAATAATCCATAACTCCAAATTTGTTTATAAAAGCGAATCTTGTTCTACCTTTTATACTTTCACTTATATTAGTAGGAAAATCTCTTAGTTTTTGATCATAATAAGCACAATCTTCTCTTAATAATTGTACTCTTCTATTATCACCACTTATAAAATTAAAATCATATTCTAAATAATTCCAATCTCCACCATTAATAAGAGCTGCTGCTGCACTATCACTAGCTGATAAATTAGCAGGTCCTATTCCTACATGAATTAAAGGTGCTGCATCTGAAATATAATATGATGATGAATTAAATACTGTTGTTGATCCACTAACTATTTTAGCGTCTACAAAATCTACACCTTCATTATAACCACCATCGTTTACTAATGATACAGTTTCAAAATCGTAATCGTATACTTTTTTAGTTGCTGTACCACCTGCGTTTATAATTCCACTTAATGTAAAGTTAGGATCGTTAGTTAAAAATGGTGTTGATCCTGTTGCATCAAAATCTGCAAACCATTCTTGTTGAGGCCAATTATAGCTTAAATTACTATATTCGTTTACAGCTGGATATAATGTACCTAAAGCACTTGAACCACTAAATGAAGCAGTAAATGCAGGTTCGCCTACACCTCCTATACCATCATATAATATAACACTACTTGAAGGTGATGAAGCATATTCTTCTCCCATTTGTATTCTAAATACAGCAGCATTTGTAAATGAACCTGTACCAGGAGACACAGTCATTGGTGTATCATACGTTAGATGATCAGCTGCTATACGAGCTATGTCAATCATAGCGATTGATGCACTTGGAAACGTTTTAACACGAACCATACGTGTAGCACTTCTTTGTGGAATATAAATGTCTGTTACTAATCTATATTGTGACTTTGACATATCAGGAGATGTTACAACAAATGGTAAATTATTTGTCGTTGCATTAACCGTAAATGGACTACTTACTATTGATAAACTCATATTATGTTACAGTTCCTCCAGATGCTACAACTGCATCGTTAATGTTAATTATTATATCTTTTTCTAATGCCGCTGTTATTTCTGCATTACCAAAATTTGCTGCTGCATTATTAATTGATTCTAGTATAAATGGTTTTTTAGGGTATTTTTTAACACCCTTCTTTTTTATACTTTTAGCTATTGCCCATGCAAAATTCTCTGGTGATTTAAATTTAGCTGGTACTGGTATTTTCTTACGTTTAATCCATCCTTCAATTGGTAATATAGGAGGCATTCTACCTGCTCGCCTATGTGGTCCTCCATCTTCTAATAATTCACCATACCATAATAATGACATTTGTAATTGTTCACCTTGATCATTAGGTAATGGTACTACTGTTCTAGTAATTGACCTAGCTAAGTCACCTGTACCAACTGATTTGTTTTCAAACAGTTGATTTTGCATTTCTTCCACTATACGTGTTCCGAAATCTAATAGTGCGTTATCTAGGTTTTCAAATTCCATTTATATCTTAGGGAAATTACAATAATCATAAATACCTGATTCTTGATATTGTATTGTACCTACAAAACCATATACTCTATCCATAAATGCCTCTAATGTAGGTGTAATTGATTGTATATCATACGATACACCTTTTGATTGATCATCACTTGGAGGTCCCCAATTCATATATCCTCCAAAATCATATAATACAGTTTCCATCTTAGACATTATTGCCTCAGGTGATTGATTTTGTAATCTAGGAACATCTAAAGCATATAATTCAAATGATAATATTCTTAATCGTGTATCCTGTGAGTATCCAGGTGATTGTAATGGTCTTAAAAACACATAAGGATACTTAATATTTTGTGATGATGAATCTAGAAAATCTATACTACCAAAAGCAAATGAGTTTACATACTCATGTGCATCGGCTGCTGCTCTAAATGTTTGTACTATTGATTCTAATGATGTCATTATTTTTTAATTTTGTCTTTAGCTGATTTGTTACGTGCATTAAAAGGGCCACTAGCAAATACTTTATCTGGATCACCTTCTTTAATACATTCTCTTACTAAAGATGATTGCACCATTAATTGTGCTGCTATTCTACTTGCGTCTATACCTGCCATATGCCTTTTCCATATTTCAGCTTTATTTACTCTGTTACAATTACATGCCATAATTTATTATTTTAATCTAACTCTATTTTTATTTTGTTGTTGTTTTAATGCTTGTGCTTCTAATAATTTATAATCTTTATCTATTGATAAATAATTAAGTACGAAGTTAAGGTTTAAGTCAACGATACTATTTTCTCCTGTGATACTGAGTATATTTGTTTTGGCGAGCGAATATAATGTCGCAAACCATCCCCAATGCCCGTCAAAGCTTCCAGTGTCTGCTTCTCCAGCAGATTCTTCATCTTGTCCGTTTTCAGTGTCTTTAAAGAGGTCAGAGAATTTATCCAGTGTAAGTTGGCGGTTCCTAAAAAAAAACTCAATGCACCTAAAGCAAAACCTGCAGGTAAATCTTTCATTACCTCAGAATCAACGTGTCTATGTTTACTATCGTATTTTTCTAATTCATAGTATTTAAATACATTACCTAATTTCTCTTGAAATAGTTTTACGTTATGTTTTATTTTCCAACTTAACTTATTAAACCTATGTGTATTAATAGGTCGATATAATACCGCCATTATCTCATGTAAGTTTTCAGTTGGTTTTTTACATAACGTTTCTAAATCAACAAATTCAGCTAACGTCATAGTACTGATATCTGCATATCCATAATTAATATCTTCATGTTGCCATATAGGATAAAATTGTGATGTTAGATCTGCTATAGCAGACATATCACTACTTACTTTCCCTAAATCAGATATTGCCCATGTTTTAATCTCGTCTTTCTTGATATTTGTAAAAACATGAATTGTTTCTATTAATTTACCTAATTCAGATAAATGTTCTAGATTTTGAAGTTTCTGATATTTGTCAATTGACAAGTATTCAGGAATTTCTATTTTATAATTCTTTTTCATATACGAATAAATATTTATTTAACTTAAAATAGATTTGTTATCTAACTCCAAACTGTGGTTTATATGTTTGTTGTGATGGAGATATATACATTTTATTTGTTCTAATTTCATTACGTGCTTTATTTGCTAATAATACTGAATCAACAATATCATCATGCATACCATTAACGTGTGTAAAACTTATTTTACCGTTATTAGATAATTTATAAGTATACATTGACATTTCTTTATAGCATTCAGGTTCTAATTCCTTACTAGGTAATTCAAGTACACCTGCTTCTAAATCTGCTATTAATGTTCTAACAATTGTTGTTTTACTATCTTGTGTAGTTGTAAATCCTCGTACACGCCTATTTTTAGGTATAATTAAATCTCTCATCGCGGCTCCGATTCCATT